GTGGAGAGGGCATGAACTTGTTGGGTCACAGACTCAGCACCCTCGGCGAAACGCGAACCGAAGAAATTCATGATGACGACCGTCTGGAACGGGCGGCAGCATGAATAGGCGCGGATTCCAAATAGTGTTTGTCTTAAACTTAACTGGTGGAGTTTTTATGATTGATCTGTCGCAGATGAAAGCGGATGAGTTAGAACAGTTAAAGGCAACGATAGATGCCGAGGTGGAATCTCGGCATTCTAAACTGATGGATGAACTAGATGAGTTGCTGAAAAACATCAAGCAACTTCGTATGAAGCATCTACGCCAGCTTTTGATAGAGCACACCCGTCAAGATGGAACCGTCGAGAAAACGGCGGTGTTCCGCCATTCCGGGTGGGTCGGTCTTGAGTTTGCAGAGCCGGAGTGAAAGAGTAAACAGTGACCATCAGCCATCCTGGCCATCCAGGGTGGCTTTTTTTGTGTCCGGTGTGATGCAAGCATCAAAGGTGTATATACATGATGTATCTACATCCTTATTGTCAGCGAGTCCTTAGCGAGTCCTTAGCATTAGCGAGTCCTTAGCGAGTATTGAACAATGTCGAACCCAAAAGAGCATCTTGTAAGTAGAAGAACATTGTTTCTGTACAAGGGTATGATCGTAGATCGTGAAAAGATTAAGCAGGTCATCCGAGATAAGTTGCGGGAAGGATGGATACACAGCAGGATCAGGAAAGAAGTCAATTTATTAACAGGGCCTGGTGTTGGATACTATGACCATCTCATCAGGGAAATAATGAAAGAAAGCCTGGTTAATGAACCTGATGCTCCAAGGTTTGCCATCATCAGTGAGTTTCCATTTCCATTGCATCTGGGTTCAGAACAAATCATGGAACGCTTGGAAGGGCCTTGGCTCCATGCCTGTCATCTACAGGATACAAACATGGAAACGATCAAGAAGAAAGTGGCTGAAATGGGCGATGACTATGGATGGGTGAAAATTGTGAGGCTGATGCCGGTAGATCAAGCAACTTTGGTTGACAATGGTGGAGCTTTGTTGTAATATAGTGATTGTCTTAAACTTAACTTGTGGAGTTTTTATGATTGATCTGTCGCAGTTAAAAGTGGATGAATTGGAACAGTTAAAAGAAACGATTGATGCAGAGGTAGAATCTCGGCATTCTAAACTGATGTATGAATTGGACGAGTTGCTTATAACCATCAAGCAACTGCGTGTCACCATCGGCCTCAGCAAATCTGGTCTGTTAAAGCGATGGCTGGTGATCGACCCTCCGAGTCCTCGGCCACGCAAGGAAAAGACGGCTGAATGATTGCATTCTCCGTTGCTGGAATCCCTGCCCCACAAGGGAGTAAGCGCCATGTGGGGAATGGGATCATGGTGGAAATGAGCAAGGAACTCAAACCGTGGCGACTGGCAGTGCAATGTGCAGCGCACGATGCGATGCAATCATCCGGGATGAGGTTTCCACTATCAGGGCCACTCCATCTAAAAATTGTCTTCATGTTCAAGCGTCCGAAAGGACACTATGGAACGGGTAAGAATGAAGGACGGCTCAAGCCATCGGTTCCATTCTTTTATGCAAAAACACCTGATATTGACAAGTTAGTTCGGAGTACCAGTGACGCACTCACGATCTCTGGTCTCTGGATTGATGATGGACAGGTTGCGGAACTGAGTGTGATAAAACTCTATAGTGATGAGGGAAAATCAGGTGCGTTTATCACTATAGCAACAATGGATGAACAAATAACATGATCATGATTCAATCAATCCTTGTATTTCTCATCAGTTTCATCGCAGGTCTCATCCTATTTGGAGCCATCAACATCCTATTCGATATTGATGTCGTCAAGAATGCTGGACTGATTGGTATGGGAGCATCCTTGTGGACGATACTCTCAGTTAAGATGATCGAACTCTTAAAGAATAAAGGAGGACTGCAATGAATTATTCTGTTGGACAAAAATTGTGGGCGCGATGGGATTCCATCCCAGAACAGGCATTGGTGATGCAGGTGCCGGTGAAGGTAAAAAGCATTGAGGATGGCATCATCACCGTGGTCGAAGATCGTGAAGAAAATGCGATTGACTTTAACAAGAATGGAACATGGATTACCAGTCAAGGTCAAATGGTAAGACTGGTTGAACGTAGATAATAGCGAGTCCTTAGCGAGTCCTTAGCGAGTCCTTGTTGTATCAGTGCTTCACGACTCCGATGCTGTTTCCGACCGATGGCCATAACCGGAATTACCAGACGCTCTGTGATTTAGGTTATGCCATTGAAGCGACTCAAGGCCATGCGACCGGCTATCGCATTACACCAAAAGGTTATGCGGTCGCTAATGCGCGATGGGGACACAAACAACGATGACCAAACCCAAAGTTGGCCGGCACATTACGGAGACGATGATGACTCAAGAACAAAAGCTTTTTCACCTTGGCGACATTCTCACCATTACCACTGGGAAGCTGGTTTCCAAGCGACACATGGAAGGTGTGTACGACATCCTGAACTTCATGACGGGTGACAACCTCTTCACGCACCAGCTCGGCCGAGCAATAGACGAGTGCAAGCCACACCTTCTGGCACAACACCCGCAGTTGGCAGCCATCACCGGCGACGAGGTAACGCCAGAGAACTTTAAGGCGTGGATTGAAGCGCAGTGCGCTGAGTTCGGCGAAGAACTGATGGTGCAGCAACTCCCCGAGCACGAGCACGAGGTCATTGACCCGATGAGTGAGCTTGCGGAGAAAGTCAACCAGGACAAGATCGTGACGGTGCTCCTGTGACGTCAACTGCAACGTCACCGGCGCGGAGCCGGCAGGCGGAGCGTCCGGTGGACGTAGGAGTTAGGCAACGATTTGGGAGGAAACATGGAAAACGACAGCAGATACCCTTACACATACGCCTGCGATTACCTACGCGGACTTGCCGGCTACGGTGAAGGCGGTACAAAACTTTCACGCGCAGACGCAAGCCAAGTGCGCAGCGGAATAGCGGAAGCCCTCGGCATGACTGACGACGAGCTGGCGCGGAAACTCGCCGACCACTACAAGGCGAACCAAGACGCACTGACCAAGAAAAGCTGCGAGGCATTCGCACGGTCGCAAGCGTGGCCTAACGTGTAGATCACCTGCGACGCCGCCTGCGCCCGAGATTAAGCCTAGCGCCAAAAGTCACATTCTGCTGGGCGACGAGGACTTGGCGACTGCGGAGTTTGATGGCGACACCGAGGCTGAGGTGAAGGCGCAAGTCGAAGCCTGGGCGGAAGAACAGCTTGCGCGCATTGAGAGCGCGATGCGAGCCGCATTCACCGCCTAACGCTTGAGCTCACTTGCCGGAAACAGCGTAGCGGTTTGAGGTCAAGTGCAGCGAATTGTTATGCCACACCCTACACCGGAGCGAAAGATGAAGCGACAGACAGCAATGAAGGAATGGCGGGACGTGACCCGTGGCGCACCGGAAGGCGTGCCGACCGGACGCACGGTGCATGCTTTTGCTCAGCGCGTGGAAGAACGAACCATTGCGCATCTGCGCGAGTTGTTACGCGACGCCGACGAAGCATTGCGTGATCTTGGAGCTTGCAACGACTCGGACTGTGAAGAACCCAACTGTCTCCATGTGCGGCAGCGCATCGCTGCGCTTGTGGGGCATAATGCCGGGTTAGGCCCGTCGTAATCGGAGCAAGATGATGTGCGAGTGCTACCAAATAGGCGGGCCGTTCATTTCCGAAGACCCGGACTGCCCTGAGCATGGCAAAGAAGCCAAACGGCGACGCGAGGAATACGACGACGCGATGGCCGACATGCGGCGCGAGCTTGACGCTTGGCAACGGCGTTTCCCGCAGTACGTGTTTCGCCCGCAAGATGATTGCGTGGCGCTACGGGCCTAACGAGAGAGATCATCATCACGCATCGTCATTAGACCTCGATGGTCAAGCTCGCCAAGGAAGGCGCTTCCCCGTCCAGCTTCCCATCCATTACGAAATAGCGCGTCCCCGGCGTGCCGGCTCCCTTCACCCGCGCCACTGCCCCTCCCGGATATTGGATGGTGCACTCGCCAAAGTCGGCGGAGATGCAGGTTCCGACTGTGCGCAGCGACCGCCCGCTCAGCGAACTAAAACGCTTGAATAGATTTTTCATACTGCAAGATCGCAACCCACATAAGAACCATCAGGATTGAACTCGAAATCCACGGCATAAGAATGACCGATGTCGATTTCGATAACGTGGCGATGCTTTCCTTGGCCAATTTCGCTGGACGTTCCCCTACCCTCCTCGCCGCGCTGATACTCTTCAAACTCCTGACCCAATTCAATCAGCAAGTTTCTCATCTGTTCAAGGTGAGTCATGCTTCAACCTCCCGTCGTTCGATTCCAATACTTTGTCGCACGCTCAACGCATTGCCCGACCGTTGCGCCGTGATCCGGCAACTGCGGCTGATGCCCTTGAGTCCAGCGATGCTCACGATCTGACCGGGCGGCACCAGCGGGAAAGCCGGTGTGGCGGTCGGATTGAACAGGGTTTCCGCATCCATCTCCCAGCCCGCGCCCGAATCCGAGAGCGCATTCAATCCGCGTTGCCGGGCGGCCACCCCGTTCGCATCGCACAATAGTTCGTTGGTGATGGGTTCATCCGGCTGTAGTGTGCCATCAGTGCCCTCAATCTTGACCAGGGCCAGCACACCATGACTGGTTCCACTGACATAGACGCCGTTGTATGGTTGCGAGTAGACCGGCGATTGCGTGAGGCTTAGGATTGCGCTATCAGGGATCAGTAAATCCATCGTCTCGCCATCGAGCAGCCACGAGGCCACCGGCCAGCGTTTGTGCATGGTGATGATCTGATCGGTTGGATGGGTGTAGACGCCATCGTCGGTTACGTTCGCCAGCCGAATCAGCGTGCCGATGGGCGTATTCTGGCTGTTGTAGCGGCCAGCCGGCACCACCCAATCCTCCAAACGCCAGTCCACACTCCACCCGGTGTTCTCGACCGCCAGCGCCGCCAGTTGTGTCATATCCCGCGCTTGCGGCTGCGTCATATTGCGCGAAGGCGTAAAGGGATCGTGCAACCAGGCGGAACGGGAGCGACCTTTGAGCGTCACTCGATTCTGATTGAACGAACGGGACAGGTTCGGAACATCCAGCAGGAAGCGCCAGACCTGCCCGTTGATGGTGGCCTGCACTTCACACGCCAGCGGATTTGGTTGCACCAATGCCCACGCATCAGGCCCTGCGAGGGTGGCGGTCAAGGCCCAACACCACGAATCGAAATCGGTTTCAATCGTCATCGCCGTCACCGGCAATGGCACCAGATCGGGCCAGCGCACTAGAGTGGCGCTATTGAAGGACATATACGACCTCCTGAAAGGCACTTCCCGTTCAGCAACAAGGATGCAAGGTGAACGTCCGATGTTCAGGTGAATGCGACCCGGCGAGGTGGGCAGCGGACAGCGTAAATTGAGGTCTGAACCCCACGGCCACGGAACCGGGATTGGAAGTGGCGGGCCTGGATTTGGCGCATTGCCCGGATAGCCGGCTTCTTGCCAGCGTTCCACCTCAAATCGAACGAGGTGCAGACCTTCCTGATGGATTGCCGTGACCGAACAGGATTGCAAGAAACCATCACGCCATGCCACGATCCGGGCATGGGGAAGCAAGGTCAAGCGGGCGCGATAAGTGACCTCGATGGTGGTCGTTCGCCGCAACGCATCCTGCCAGTTAGTGCGCCGATCCTGAGTGAGTCTTGTCGAGTCCTGCCAGCCAATGATCGGCCCCGCACTCAGCGGAAACCCATCAGTCCACGCCGGGCGTTTCCCGTCCATCAAGACCGGCGAATCACGCCATTTTACGCGCTGTGGAGCCGATTGGTGCATTGCATCCTGCCAAGTGGGACTCAGCCATACCGGCAAGAATGGCGTGTCTCTAAACGCTTCCTGCGTGGCGCGTTGCATCCCGGTAGCGGTTTGCCAATCGCCCTGGGCGGCCCGCACCACGTCGGACAGCAGATTCGGGTCGTAATCGGCGATCACCGCTCCCGTAGGCGCCCGCGTTTCCCCGGAGATGCGAACCGGGAAACCTTGCAAGATGCCCATCGTCCCGGTCGGAGAATAGGTATCACCCGCAATGATGGCTGTCCGGTCGAGCGATGCAGCCGGCATCAGTCCCAGATTGAGGTTTGCTACCCCATCCGGCAGCGTCGCTAATGCATTTTCTAGATTGAGGTTCGCGATCCCTACGGGAGGAAGATAGCCGATGGAACGAGTGACTGTTATGGTTCCAGTCGGCGCGAGGGTTTCGCCTGCAATCTGAGTCGGCCCGGCCACCTCAACAGTGACCGCCAGGGCGCCGAGGGGCGCGAGCGTTTCGCCTTGGAATAGGAGGGATGGTGGGGAAAGGGTTGCGACTTCCAGCACCAGCCGCTCGATCCAAACGCCGATTCGCCGGGTGAGCGGGGCACTGAGGCTGGCCATCGCCGGATTAATGCCCGGCATTCCAATAGGAGCCAGCGTCTCCCCCGCAAGGGTCAGAGTGAGCGGGGTAATAGGTTCCGCTGACGACCGCGATACGGATTCAAACCAAACGGGATTGTGGCGGCCACGAATCGTTAGTAGGGCCGTGGCAGGGATCGAGGAGGGTTCTGGTTCGGAAGCGATCCGCTCAATCCAACTCCGGGATTGCCGACTGAGCGGACTGAACATCTTAGAGTCCTAAACGAGCGATGGTCAGCGAGGAATCTTCGGTTATGGAAGTGATGGGCCAATAAGGCGATCTAACGGGAAGCAAAGACGTTGGAATGGCAAAGGCATCGGTATAGCGAGCGATGCCAGTTGTAATACGCAAATCTTGCAGATACCCGTCAATACCAATATCACCGTTATTATCCCAACGCCGCCCTATCACCCATTCCTGAGTGGGAGCCCCCGGTTGAGAAGAGATCGTCATGGACGCGCGCGGTACGCCATCCACAAAAACCTTGATCGCATTGCCGGATCGCGTGGCGGCTATGTGATACCAGGTATTGATGCTGGGAGTAAAATCTGTAAAAACTCCATACCAGTTACCATTATAGTAGCCAAAATATAAGACTGATCCGCTAATGCCACCCAAGGAACCAGGCGTGCCAAACGCTAAAGAAAATGGAAAAACATCACCGGAACCGTAAAACCGATTTGCCATCAGTGCCGACGCACTTGGAACCGTCAAAAAATACGCCCATAGCTCTACTGTATAATCGCCGGAATGCAGTTGCAGACTCGACACATTCGGCGTTGATAAATACGCCGTCTTATTCGGGAAATATCCGCTACTGCCCCATTTGGATTGAGCCGTTGAAATGATTGCATTGGTTGGCGTCATCGTTTTGGGTGATTGGCTGACATCCGTGAAAGTCGTACTGTTATTTTCTCCCGTCATCGGCAAATGCAGTACGACGTTATTGCGGTAGGGATCGCCCTGAATAGGAAAAAACATGATTATTCCTCGAAGAGGAACTCAGCGGCGACCGTAGCAATAGCCGTGGCGGTACACTCGATAGCGATGCGTCCGCCCCCGGCCACGATCAACTCCTGCCCCAATGGGAATATCTTTTCGTAACTGCCCTGTAACCGTTTGTATTGCAGCACATCCGTAGCGGTCGGTTCCGCGCTGAAGTTGGTCGCGGCAGTGGTTTGAATCGTCTCCGCCGCTGCCGGTTCAATTTTTACGGGGGTCACTGCCGTCCCACTGGTTCCCGCCGAGGATTGCCGAATCACGCGCACCGTGAGATCAACCGCCGCCGTCCCGGCCACGGTGACTGAAAAGCCTTTGATACGAATGCGATGATTCGCTGCCGCCGTCAATTGTAGGACGGTTTCGGCGGTATTAGCCGCTAACGCCTGCGAACCAGAGTTCGCCATCAAATCTAAAGCCGCCATAAGACACCTCTATCGTTCGATCAAAGTAAAACTGGTTATCGTGCAGTAGCCGCCTTCCGTGAGCGTCAAGCTGCTCATCTCGATGACGGCGCCCGAACCGGTCAGTCCCACATCCGCATCAAAGATCGTGCCGGCGCTGCTGTCCACCACCCGCGCCCAGGCTGCCGTCCCGGAGGTCGCAATCATCGCCGGGGCTGGATTCGTTCCAGTGAACACCCCACTGGTCACCGTCCCAGCCGGAGTGGCCATAGTCAAAGTGACCAGCAGCACTTGGGCATCAATGGCGGTATCGGCGTTGGCCGGGCGCGTGCCATCGTACACGCGAATCTCACCTCCCGAAAGCCAGGTCGCTAGTAGTTCGCCGCGACTGGTTTTGCGAGTGGTAGCGAATCCAAGAATGTTACTCATGGCATCAGTTCCGTGGTGACCAAATCGGCGATGGCAGCGTTGAGTGGGTTATCGCCGTGGTCAAATCCCACCACAAAATAACCGTTGGACTGATGGTGAAGATACAAGAATTCGTAATGCCCATCATTCCTGCTAACAGTTTTTCTGATTACTTTTCCGGTTCTTCGATCAAATAATCTCACGATATACTGACCTGCTAAGCCTAACTCCGTTACAGTGCCGGTGATTTGGTAGGAACCACCGAATCCATAGGGATTGGCGAGTTCTACTCTTACGGTTTCCGATAATGCTCTGGCCATTTTTGTTATCTCCACGGCCCAGTGAGATCGAACAGGAGACGCCCACCAGAATCCGACTGATTCACATTAGAGGAAATCACCATAAAATCACGCAATGTCCCATTGACAGGTACATTATTGATTATAGTACCATTCAATAGGTTATTCAGTTTATGCGCGGGTGCCCAAAGCCCAGGCATTGTTCCACGAATCACATTACTTTCAATAACATAAATTGGAAAAGCAACCAACTCATTATTGACTGGAGAGGGATAGACCATGCCATTAGATCCTATCGGATTGATAACCATAACACTAGAGCCATTATAAAAACCAACACCGTTGCCAGTTTGCGTATAAGACCTAGCAAGCTGTCTAGCAGATGTGCTATTGATCGATTGTATGTTATAAATCTGACTATATTCGTTGTCGGAGATAAAGCCACAATGGTAGGCGTCTGTGGATAACCACGAAACAATATCACCGAAGTAATAACAGCCATAATTTTCTGGACTTGCATCATTATCTGTCGTCCTAAATGCAAGATAAAAGCAAGACTCGTCAGCAAACAAATGCCATTTCCGGCTAGTTGAATTAGCCGTCGATGATTTCGTGAGTTTCCCATTCCCTGAACTATAAAAAAAAGCACCAGTCCCCGTATCAATATCACTCATAGTAATATACCCGGTGCCCGTCGCAGTAGTCGTAGTCGTATCATCAATCCGCAGTAGACAACCCGTTCCTAATAATGAATTAGATCGATAAGCGGCTTTGTTTGTCCCACTGTATACTTTCGTCCATCCTGCTGAACTGCGTTTAGCGGTTATCGTCCCCGTTGCCGTCTGATTTTCGATACCCGTCGTGGCGAAAGTAAAGGTACTGGCACCAGGTACGCTGGCGATACGCCAGTTGCCATTGAGTGCTGTTGGCGTCGCCCCGTCTATGGTGATAACCGGACCAGTATTGCCAACCATTGCGAAGTTATGGCCAGCATTGACCGTGCCAGTAGCAACGTTTTCAGACACCACCAGACTATCGAGGTTGACACTACCAAAGCCGTTAGTCAAAGCATCGAGTACGTTAATCAGTGATCCTGGATTCCCATTCAGCGTTGGAGAGCCGGACATAGTAGAGTCAAAATATTTGACTGTATTCGTCATGATCGAATCCTAAGCATCAATATTGCCAACAAGGAGGAGTTCTACGGAATCCACACTGAGTCCCGATGGATTACTGGGTTGAATTGATCGAATAATATCCACGGGATAATTAGCCCCCACCAGATTAAACCGCAGGCAGTTTCCCGTACTCCAGCCCGCGCCCCAGCCGCGATAGTCGATACTGAAATAGGCAGCGTTCGTCAGCGGATTGATGGGCGCAAAGTCTTCATTGATGTTGCCCGCGCCCAAATAGCCCAACTGTTCGCCATAGCAGGCAAACGTCGTGTTGCCGGTCAACCGAAATAGAAAGCGGTCGGGATACGCGCCAAGATTGCTGACCCCGATGGGATACGTCACATCGTTGTATTGCGCCAGTGGCGCATCGCCAATGCGTTCATCCGACCATTCGCTCGTCCAGGTGCTTTGCGCGAACAGGTTAGTGTAGCGGGCCTGCAAGGTGCCGATGTAGAGCAGGCCGGAAATGCGGCTGGTATTGGCGGGGAATACATGGCTGACGGCTTTGGTGAGCGCCAAGCGGCCCGACAAATCGGTATCCTGCACCACACTGAGATCGGCGACCGTGTGCTGGAAGGCATAGGGCGCGGTGTAGCCGGTCAGGTTCAGGTCGCTCGCCATCGTGACGATGCCGGTCTCCCGATTCACGCTGTAGAACGAGGCTGGGAAGCGCACACCATTCGCATCATCGATGACCACGCGATACAGCCGCTCGCGGCCCATGTCCACCTGTTGCGTCGGACTGAGGCTGTTCTCGGAATGCGTCGCGGTGTGATGCACCAGCGCCAGTTGGCCGGGGCGGATGATAGGAATCAGCCCATCGCCTGGCAGGCGTACCGGGTCAATGCCGATGATGCTGGAATCCAGTGGCATACTGACGTAGGTCACGCAGTTGTAGCGCAAGGTCTCCAAATCAACGAGGATGGGCGCATAGATCATCCCAGTTTCCGTGATGAACTCCGTGGCATACCACGGCTTGCTGGTGTGTTGGCTGGCTACCAGTTCCTCGCCAAAAGACAGGGTGGCGACGCCAGTCTGGTAGTCAAACTTGCCCATCACGTTATCGCCCGAGATGACGCCATAGGCATCCGCGCTGCCCTCAAAGACCTCGGCGGACTGGTAGCGGTTCACCCGGAAACTGAAGCTCCCCACCGCAATCGGCGCGGTGGGCGTGCGGAACGTAACGGTTGTGATGGGCACACGCGGGATGCGGATAGCGCGCGCTTCGATGGTGTAGCTGTTCGCCGCCGAGGCCCAGTCGGTCAGGATCACCTGCCCGGAGGCGGCATCGATGCTGCCCGCCACTGTGCCCGCGCCTGCTGTGGAGTTCCAGCCGTAGACCATCTGGCTACCTACATCCTGATAAACACGGTCGCCGAGCAGCAGGCGCACACTGCCCGCCGCAATCTGTTCGCCGCTTACCGGTTGCAGGCTGAACCGCAACCCGCCCGTCGCCAGCGTCAGGCCATCCGAGAAGGCGACGGGGGTGTTGTTGACCGCATAGTTGACATAGACCGTACTGCCCGGCAGGAACGTGCCCGATACATCCGCAACGGTGTCATACCGGACGAGCACCTGCACCACAACGACCTGAATCACCCAGCTATTGGTGGCTTCGTCCCAAACCTGAATTTGCTGTGGAACATACTCATAGACCGGAACGGTATGCCAGGCAAAGGCGCAATCGGTTTCGATGGTGAACGTGCCCGCGCTCGGATTGATCGCACCGCCCGCCGTAAAGGACAGGTCGATGTTGTCGCGCTCGTATCGTATCCAGCCGTTATCACTTTGACCAAGTGCCTTGACCCGCGTGGCGAGTGGCATAACGTTCAGTGGATAACTAAACGTACCGCCATAGTCTCCACTGTAGTAAGCGGTAAAGGAATAGTCTACATCACCGCCATAGTCTCCACTGTAGTAAGCGGTAAAGGAATAGTCTACATCGCCATCGTAGTCTCCACTGTAATAATGAGTCGTTTCAGGCCCTTCCACGCTCCCATCGTAGTCGCCACTGTAGTAAGCGGTAAAGGAATAGTCTACATCGCCAGCATAGTCGCCACTATAATAATGGGTATACTCAGGCACTTCCACATCGCCATCGTAGTCGCCACTGTAATATCTGGTCTCTGGGGTGACTGTAGCGGTTGCTCCATCTCCTTGAATAGTAAATCCAGGCGGATTATTGTAAGCAACTTCAAAAATATCATTAGCAGATGGATTATTATAAACATAATTGATTGTATACGTTCCATTTATAAAGTCATAAGGGGATGTAAACCCAGCAATTGTGACTTGATCCCCAACTAAATAAAGATGGGTTTCAACCTGAAACGTAAGAGAATTGCTAGAGGGTGTGCTATTGGCAATTAAAATTTCCGTTTGTGGTGGTGCATGGGAATAACCCGCATTCGTCGCCGCAAAGGTCACCGTCGTATCCGTTTTTGCGGTCACCGTATGATTTCCATTCAAATAGGCCAGTGGCGCAGTAATGTTGCTGACTGCAATGGAGTCCCCGATATTTAGCGAGTGCGTCCCCACTGTAAGCGTAGTCGTTGTCGCAGTCGTGGTGACATTACTTACGACATAGGTGTCGGTATCTGGATAGCCTTCGTTCGTGGCCGCGAAGGTCACGGTCGTATCGGTCTTACCGGTGATGGAGTGCGTTCCATTCAAATAGGCCAGTGGCGCAGTAATGTTGCTAACGGCGATGGAGTTCCCGACATTCAGGGTATGCGTCCCAATGGTCAGAGTAGTGGTAGTCGCGGTCGTTGCTGTATTGGTAACCGAATAGGTATCGGTATCTTCGTAACCATCATTGGAGGCTGCAAAAGTAACGGTCGTATCCGTTTCTCCAGTGACGGTGTGAGTTCCATTCAGGTAAGCGAGAGGAGCAGTGATGCCGCTAACTACGATGGAGTTCCCGACATTCAGGGTATGCGTCCCCACTGTAAGCGTAGTCGTGGTCGCAGTCGTAGCGACGTTGCTTACGACATAGGTGTCGGTATCCTCATAGCCCGCATTCGTCGCCGCAAAGGTCACCGTCGTATCCGTTTTCCCCGTGATGGAGTGCGTTCCATTCAGGTAAGCGAGCGGCGCAGTAATGTTGCTAACGGCGATGGAGTTACCGACATTCAGCGAGTGAGTTCCAACCGTGAGCGTTGTCGTGGTCGCAGTCGTAGCGACATTGCTTACAGAACAAGTATCGGTATCCTCATACCCTGCATTCGTCGCCGCAAAGGTCACCGTTGTTGCGGTCTTATCGGTCACCGTATAAGTGCCATTCAGATAAGCGAGCTGAGCAGTGATGCCGCTAACCGCGATGGAGTTCCCGACATTCAGCGAATGCGTTCCAATGGTCAAAGTCGTGGTAGTCGCGGTTGTGGCGACGTTGCTAACAGAATAAGTATCGGTATCCGCATACCCTGCATTCGTCGCCGCGAACGTGACCGTGGTCGCAGTTTTGGCGGTCACCGTATAAGTGCCATTCAGGTAAGTTAGTGGCGCTTCGAGGCTCTCCACAACAATTACGCTACCCACATCAAAGGTATGCGTCCCGATGGTCAGCGTGGCGGTGGTTGCGGTCGTGCTGATCGAGGTGATGGGATAGGTGGGAGGGGCGATGGCATCAGCAACTTGAACGGTGTAATAAACCGTCATGGACACCGGCAGGATGTTCTGATGCGCCAGCGTGATGCTCAGGACGCCAGCCGTCGCAGTAGGGGTGAAGGATTCGTCGTACCAACTGGCCGGCGCGTATTGTTTCCCCGCAAAGGTCAGGGCGGTATTCGCAGCGGGGATGGTGGCCGGAGTCAACGTGAGTTCGCCCGACGCATAGTCGATGACACCACTCCCGCCCGTCCCGGTCAGTGTACCATCGCCTTGATCAGTCAGGCTAACGCCACTCCAGGTCAGGGTCTGTTCACCCGGCACCAGTCCACCACGCCCGGTCGAAACCTTGAAGGTCAGGGCTTGCGCCGCCTGGGTCAAACTGCGAGTGTCCGCGCCGCTGCCCCACGAAAACAGGATGGCGCTATTGATGTCGGGATAGCTGCCTAGCGAGAGGGAGACGCTGCCGGTGGTGAAGTTGACCGTACCGCTGCCATAGGCCGCCGACGCGCCAGTCAATGCGCCATTGCCGTTATCGCGCAACCGATACCAGTTGCCACTGGACAGGTAGTCCACGATCAGCGTGCCCGGATCAGGCAGCGGCTTGAGGCTGGCAACATAGGCCCGAAACCGGGTTTGATCGGTGATCGGGATGGCGTAGCAATTGCTGGCGCGACTGATGGCCGCGCCGGGCCGGAAGGTGACGGTCTTGGTTCCGGCATAGGTCGGACTGAGGATGGAAAAAGTGATGACGCCCTGAGCGTAATCCACCTCGCCAACGCTGGTTTGTCCCGATTTCAGGTTGCCACCATCGTCTACCAGTTCTCCTCCGCTGATACTGATGACCAGCGTACCGGGATAGATCGGACGACCGGCATAGAGCACAAAACCGGGGATGAAAGTGTCGCTCACCGTAAAGTTGATGGTGGTCAAGCTGGCCGGGACGGCGAAGGTGCGCTCGCCTGCCGCTGTTACATCGGTGACCGGAGATTCGATCTGACTGGAAGGAATCAGTCGGCCCCGGATGGAGTCGGCATAGATCACGGTGTCGCCGGGATCGGCCTGCTGAACCAGCGGGCGAATCCCGTAGTATTTGGCTGCGTCCACCACCATCGTGGTGTAGACAACGGCGCGTGGATGCAAGTTATCGTAGCGACTGATTTGCGCGCCATGAAAGGTGTAGCGCAAGGCCTCGGACAATTCGACCGTGATGATACGGCGTTTGAATTTGCCTTGATCATCGGTAAATTCCTGCACTTCATCCAGCAAAACGCGGATGATACGGACAAATTGCCGAGTGGATTCGGTGGCCCAGGTGTTATCGGTATATTCGATCAACAGCAGCGTGGTGTTGACGGATGGCGCTTCATCGCTTTCTCGACCAAACAACGTAATCGTTCGCGCGCCTTCGATCTGGAGTTCAAACAGCCAGGCGAAATAGCGTGAACTCTGAATCCGATAGTTTTCAATGTAGCTCTGGATTTGCGCCCGCTCATCGAAGAAGTCGCCGGTGCTGGTGATCAGTACCGACGTAGCGGGATCATCCGGCTCATCGAAGACGACCACGCCGGCATCGAGGTACTTGTCGGTATTGGCGCTGGTCACCGCCGCGTAAATCTTGCGGATGGAGACATCGCCTGCCGCCCGATCCACGTCGGAAATGTCATCAAAGATTTGATTCTCCACGCCCGAGACGATCTCGTTGCCTGTCATCTGGCCGCCGCCATCGGCGAAGTCGGTCATCCGTTCGGATTTGAAGAACTTCAGATCATTTACCGTAATGGTCATCTTATTTCACTCGTTTCTGGGCGGTAGCCAGGGCGTCAATCAGGGCGTCTGGAGAGGTTGAGGCCGCTGCCGTTTGCGTGGAGGAGGCCGCCGCTTGAGCGCCTTGCGCGACGGCCTGCTCGTTGGCCAGCTTTTCCTTGAGCGCCAGCGCATCCGCAATCTGTTGGCGCAGTGTGGTCACCCGGTCATTGAGCCGAGTCAAGCCAACGTCGTTGAGCGCCTCAAATTTCGCCACGAGGCCCATTACAGGAACTCCCACAGGGATTTCATGTTATTGCTCAACGTATCCGACTGGCTAATCAGAGCCGTCAAATTCGTATTGGCCAGACGGGTGGCAGCGGCTTCTGCTTCAGCCGTCGCGCGGGCCAGCGCCTGCATTTGCGTGGTGTTCTGGGCCGTCTTATCAGCGGCGGCGTCTTCCTTGGCCTTGGCCAGTTTGACATCGTAATACGCGATGACGGCGTTCTTGGCATCGATATACGCCTTGGTGGCGGTTTGTCCGGCCTTGCCGTATTTCTCTTCCAAGTCCGCCAGCGCCTCGCCCCGATCTACCAGGAGCGACGTGTAATCATCGCCGACCAGTTCCAGGATTTTCTGGCTGTAATCCGTGGCCACGCCGGCCAGTTCTTCGCGTAGCTCTCCCGCTGCCTCCTGAGCGTCTTCCAGGGCGTTGACCAGGTTATCGGCGGCGGCATGGGCGGCATCATTCAGATAGGACTGGCTGTTTTGCAGTTCCGCCGCCAGCGCCCCGGCGTTGCCGGTGGCCGCTGCCATCCCTTCATCAGCCAGCCGTTGCGCCTGGGTATTCGCTTCGTCAATCGCGGATTGGATGTCCTTGATGATTGCTTCATATTCGGCGATGCCTTCGACGCCAAATGCGACGGCGGAAATATCGCGGAACTTGGCATAGGAGGCGTTGACGTTATCGAGGTCTTTGCCGGTTTGCTTAAACGATTCATTGGCCAGATCAATATTGTCCTTGCTCTCCTTGGCTGCGCTGGCGACATTCTTGGCCGCTGCCGCTTCTGCTTCCATCGCAGTAGCATTCGCTTGCGCTTCCGCCGCTGCATTCTTCTTGACCACCACCAGGTTTTCCAGGACGGCGATTTGTTCCTGCTCCGCCGCTGTCAATTCACCATCCTTGGCCAGTTCCAGCGTTTTAACACTTAAAGCGGTTTTTGCATCGGCGACTTCCTGTGCCTTGAGTTGTGCAATCGCATTTGCCTGCTGCACTAAAATAGTGTTTTTCTCTATTTGCAGTTCAGATGCTTTTGTTTCATCGCCTTTTGCTTTTGCCACTCGTATCGCTGCATCAATGAGCTTGATGTTTGCATTGTGGTAACTCTCGGTCGCTGTAGCAGCGAGTTCATTCTCACGCGCATTGCGTTCTGTCATATCCTTGAGTGCTGCTAACGAACTTGTCAGTTGTTGCGCACCGTCATGTTGCTGCTTGAGTTTTTCATAGAGTGCAGTAACCGAAGTTCCTAAGCCACGCGAGGATGCATCAATCTTTAGTTGTTGTAAATCGACATTCGCACCAGCCAGTTTGGCATTAATGAGTACTTCCGCATACTTCATGAAGGCATTGTTGGAGGCTTCAACTCCGACCCTTTGTGGCGTCAGGATGTCCACCTGAGCCTTCATTTCCTCTGCAATGGCTTTCAGGTTCTCTGGAACACCCAAGCCCATCTTTTGCAGGGCAATCGTCACTGGATCAGCCGATTTAGCAACATCGCTCATCTTGAGCGCAACCTCGGCCATCATCTGATTGATGAGATCGGTCGAGTATTTACCAGTATCTTTTAAATTGACTAATTGTACCGCAATTTCACTTAACTCAGAGGTGGTATTCGCTTTTTGTAGAACATCGGTAAAGGATGCAGTTAATTGTTGCGAAGTGAGTTGGCCTTTACCAGCCAGTTCACCAAAGGAATTGATCATCTTGCGAGTCTGGAAATCCATCCCTGTGGCCGCTTCCTCCTGACTCTGGCCAATGGATTCCCATCCCTGCTTCATGATGATGGCTTTTTCTTTCGATAAATCAGCGATCCGCCGTTCCAGTAACAGAATGTTCTCATCCAGTGGGATGAGTTCACTGGCTAATTTTCCAGCCATCGACGCCTGAATGCGCGCTTCCTTCTGCTCGGCCAGCGCCTCATTTGCCATCCTGATGTCATTCTCAACATCTTTCATGGCGGCTGACATCATAGTGCCCGCAGATTCAGCCGCTATCTTCTCTAAATTCAGGGCTTCAATGTTTTTCTTACGGGCTTCTATTTCAGCATTCTTGGCGATGAGTTGATTTTTTAATGATCCGATTTCTTCAAGAACCTGTTTTTCCTTTGCTGTTCCTAATTCAATTTCACGTTGTTTGAGAGCAAGATTCGCCTGAATGGATGCTTGCTCTTGGAGCATCAAGACGACTTGTTCCTTTTCAGTCGTCAATTCCGTCTGTCGTTGCGTTAAGAGCAGTTGACGCTGTTGTGTGGTATCCGCCGTCAACTTTGATTCTGTTTCCAGAACAGCAATAATGGCTTTACTTGCTGTGGCGTGTGCTTCGGTTTGCGCTTTCAGGTTACGAGTGGCAATCTCGGCTGCCGCTACCTTCTCAGCAAGTTGACTGAGTTCATGATAACACTCACGAATGCGTTGCGCCTCATCTACAATGGCCGCATTATACTCTGTTGAACCCTTGGTTAATCCTGCATACGCGGCTACATTGTCCTCAGCTTGTTTTTGTATAACATTTTCAATCTGAGTTAATTGAGCGATGGTGCCATAAAGTTGTTCGTTTGCAATTCGCAACTTGGATGAGTTTTCAATCTCATTCATTTGAGCGGCATAGTATTCCTGATAGGAAACAGTCCCGTTCTCCACTCCAAGACGCAACCGTTCAGTTGTCTCGTGTAAAGCGTCTTGTTTGTCTCTTAGTTCAGTGGTTTTTCCAATCAAGCTGGATTCAGAGTTATACATCTCTCCAAGCCTGCCAATGATGGCGGCTCGCGTCAAATTTAATTTAGCCGATACTTCTTCCTGTTTTGATTGTGCGCCTGCTGCTTCATTTGCAAGTTTTATGGAGTTCGCTTGTGCATCAGCTAACTGTTGTTCACTAAAAAAGATTCTACCCATCCTCTCGATATAATCTTCTTCTACCTTTGCTAACTCAGCCTTTGATTGTAACTTTTGAGCACTCGCTTTTTCTTCTTTCTCAGCCGCATCAAGAATTGCAATAGCTGCAATCAATTCTTTAGTGCTAACATCATTAACACTCTTAGCATATTCATCCAGACTTTGTTTGGCAATCTCGGATTTTTCGCCTACATCTTTAAATGAAAATGCGAAGTATGCTGCGCTGGCGATGGCCGTTGCGATCATTCCAACAGGGCCAAAGAGTACGCCTAGCGACCTTGCAAACAATCCAGTCGAGGCGATGACACCCGACTGGGCACGAACCAAGGCGGATTCCGCCGCAATCATCGCTCCTGTTTTGATGGCTGCATCGGCCTTTGCAACATTCAAACTACGCAATGCAACACTCGCAAATCCGGTTCCAGCCACCTGAGCCATTTGTGCTTCTGCTGCTTGCACGGTGGCTCTTGCCTCTGCTGCACTTGCTGTTGCTGCTGCTAAGGATGCTTTGGCGCTATCCAGCGCCGCTGATGCTTCCAGGCGATGGGCAGCAACACTGACGGCTGAAGCAGCCACATATTCTTTTGATGAAACAATGATATTCTTGATGCCAGCGGCCAATTTGAACAATCCCACGCCTGCCGCAGCGCCGGCTGCGGTAGACAGGACGGTCATATTGCCTGCCAGACCACCAATGATGGTCTTGAGTGCACTCCAGGTTCCCGTATCACCAATCCCCTTCATCAACAATGTCCATTGATTGATGACATCATTGATGACCTGATTGAAGGTACGAACGCTCTCCGATGAACCGGTAAACTCGGTCTTAAGTTGATTGCCGAACAAGACGAGTGCATCCGAAGTCAGCAATCCCTGTTCCATCAGGTTCAACATTTCCTGCACGCTCAATCCCAGAGCGCGGGACATTATGTTGAGTGCGCCGGGGATGGCTTCCGACAACTGCCCCTTGAGTTCCTCCGAATAGATTTGGCCCTTGGACATCATCTGGGCCAAAGCATTGATGGCGCGCGTGGTATTGACCGAATCCGATCCCAACTTCATCAAGGCATCTGAAGTCTGAGCGAACAGTTCTCTTGACCGCTCGCCCTCCATCACCGTGCCCTTGGAGGCCGCCGTCAACTTCAGGTAGTTGGAACCCAACGTCTCGATGGCGAGTCCTGTCTTGAGCGCCACCGAGGTCAGGAAAGCAAATTCACTATTGGCAGCTTCGAGGGAACCACTGACCGATCTCAGGCCCAACATCAACTGTTCGACGGATCGATTGATGTCGAGGAAAGAAGCCCCCAGACCCACAATGGCATTCTGTCCTTCCACCAGCGCCCGGATTCGGAGCGCCAGTTCGAGTTCGCCAGCAGGATTGTTCTGGAGCATGGGTTTACTCAGTCGTGATGAGTGAGATGGTCAAGTAGTAGCGGTCAGTCGTTTGTGAAGGCGCAATATGATACACCGGAGTGGCTTGTATTGCATCGCCTCGGAAACGAACCCTGAAAGAACGCAAGTCGCTCAGAACCAGAGTCATTATCGTGTCCGGTGATGCCGCCATCGTCTGCAAACTCAATACGGTTTGCCGTGAAATCCAGATCGGGCCACGAGATTCACTCTTAGCCACCAGCGTGATGGGACGGCCCGCCGTTTTGCTAGACTCATCGAACACGGGTGCGCCACTCAGGGTAAACTCAGGCGTATCTGAGCGTTCTACCACCGCCCAGTCAAATTCATCTTCCCAGATCAAGTCTCCGGGAAGATGCAGAGCGCCGAGGAGTATATCCGCCATTAGGGCGTGTAAGCCGTATCGGTAATCTCACGATAGGTGAATGGCCCAGACTGACCAGTAGGAGTTACTAGCGAACCACTCAGCGAGAATGACACGAACTTCTTGCCGGCAATGTCCAGTTCGCCTGATGGAATCAACACGGCCTCGTGGACGATGATTTCCACCTTCTTCTGGGTCGCCAGATTCTTGCCATCCAGTCGAATCTTGGCGCGGATTTCATTCTGAGTGGCGGCGATGATCTGCTTGCCACTCCGTGCGCCATAATTGTAGGAAACCCGAAGGGTATCGCCATCACCAATCGTCGGCGTGGTGGTGGGGATGAAGATCATGCCAGCCGTTGCATCCAGGGTGTAATCCGTGGTCAGTTGATAGGTGACCGGAGTCGTATCATCACTCTTGACGACGACCGATGCCACATTGCGGTTCGCCAGCTTGATCCACTTGCCCAACCGGGCAACGACGGATTCAGGACTGCCAGAAGTCACCGATCCCTGCGAATCCGCGATGTCGGACAGGGTGCCGAGCAACGCATAGTTCAGGATTTCAGCGCCGGCGTCATCCGTTTCGATGGACAGGCTGGAGACACCGGGGAACACCACGGAATCCAGAGCCTGGCCGAAGGTATCTCGCATATAGGAGATGCGATCCAGCGAATCGGCCTTACCCGGCGACAGCGAGAACTTGGTGCAGTTAATCGGGCCAACAGCACCCGTCAATGCACCGCTGACATACTGATCAAGGTAGACATTACCCGCGCAAATGAGACCACTCATGATGGAACTCCACTGAGAACGTAAGTTGTTTCAAAAGCCAGCGGGTAATACCCGTAGCCACTTTCATGATCCGGTGGCGGCGATGAGGCCGCCATCGTAAGATAGGAATAAGGGTCGCCTGGAATCCATCCCAAAAGCGACTCCACGATCAAATTGAGCACGGGGCCAGCAGCTTCTTGCGATGCTTCACCCGTCAATTGCGTGCTGGCATTCCTGACTGCCGCCACCACCACAACTTCCTCGGTGATGGCTGCCTGGCGATGGCGTTGCTCGTCCACTCGAATCCCATTTGGGATCACGATGATGGCCCGTGGAATGTTGCGTGGCATCCTCCCGATAGAATCGGCCCGCACGATCATTGTGCCTGTCCAGGTCGTCGCATCGAGGACAATGGCTGCTGCCAAACGAGCCTCCAGGCGCGCGACAATGGCATCAACCACGGCATAAGGCAGTGCGCTCATGGTCTTACCACGATGGCATCACGGTGAAGATGGCAGTAGGTTCCGTGTAGGCAATACCGCCAGATCCACCCGTCACAGGAGCCACCCAATCTGGAACAATGCGGCCATTGGCTACGCCCTTCAGCCAATCCATCGCGGCCTGATAGCGTAACGTCACCACATCTGTTAGCGCATCATCGTACAGCCGCCAGCGCACCATATCACAGAGAACACCGCGCAAGTCATCAGGAGTGGGCATCGGAACCGTCAGACTGGCCACTTTCAAGTATCCCTCCGCTGTCCGTTCCGCCCAGGCGATGGCCGAATCAATGGCATCACCATCCCGCGCTTGCAGTTGCATGACTTCTGCATTGCCAAACTCAGCAATCAGATCGTCATCAACGATGTAGGTCATACCTTCGCCCGCTTCGGTTTGGAGGGTCTAACAGAGTTACGCTCGATGGAAACGGTGGGTGATTCATCCAAAACGATAGTTGGTTTTACGACTTCCTCAATCGCTTTGGTGGACAAAAAGAGTTTTGCCCGCCCACGAGTGAGCGGACATTCGATCACTTCACCCTTCTGATACATCCTCCCGTCCAACAGAATGGAACGGGAGGCGATAAAAGACTTGCTCATCAAGCCACCGCAGTCGCGATGTAGAAACCGAGGTCAGCCGCGATCAGTTTTTGATCGAAGCAGGTGTCGATCTCGACGCGAGTCGCTTCCAGATGCTCCATGCGGAACGAACGGATGCGTTGACCCATCGCCCCACCCATCAGATTCGACCACAGGAAGGTGTAGCCCGCCGAGGGAGTCATGATGCCCGGATTCGGAGCCGCATAAACCAGCAGCGCCTTCTTGCCGCCAATAAAGGAATGCGACGCGGCAAGATTCTCATTAGCCGTATTCTCAATGGCTGACATGACTTCGACCCGCTCGACATCAAACAACGATGCCAGCGCCTTCAAGGTGACCGACGCCGGCGAACCTGGAGTCTGGCCATACTTGATGCGATCCACGATGTCAGGATGATCCGCCAACGCATCATAAACCGGCTTGCCAATGACCAGCACGTTCGGCGCGAATCCTGTGCGTTCCAGGATGGTGGTGCCGGCCTTGCGGATGTCCTCGACCGGAGTCGAGTTGGCATCATTCCATTGCAGGATGGTCGTTCCAGCCCACGAATTACCGTTGGCGACACCCGAAAAGTTGGATGTCCAGTTAGCGGCCATGTAGTTCGCCGCAAAGTTCTTCTCGCGCCGCAGCAGACCCTTCTGGGTCAGGAACACAGTGGCATCCCGCAAGGGATTAAGGACGGCATCCGAGTTCGCAATCAGATCATCCGGGACATCCCGATGGAGCGAATACTTGTTGCAGTAATAGGTCGGCGTATTGTCGAGCCGATAGCCCGCGCCCGCAGACTCCGTACCAGGAGCCCGCAGTTCCATCTCATCGCGGTTGAAGTCACCCCGATCATAGATGAAGTAGCGGTCAGACTGCTTGGGAACGGGGACGATGGGGAACACCCGGTCGGCCACAAAGCGAGTTTGATCCTGCACATAAGCCACCGAGATGGCGGTTAGCGCAGTATTCACATGAGAATCAGCAACAGTGGGATTCATGATGGATCACCTTAGAACGCAGTCGGCACGACGCGGTAGTAGACTTTGAACTTCAGCGGACTATCACCAGCCGCCGTGTAGATTTCTCCGGTACTGATGTGCGCCACGATGGCCGCAGCAGCGACGGGAGTGATGGCGGCAGTCGTGGTCGGCTTTGCATACCGCACCTGATCGCTGGTTTGATCCAGGAAGCCAACCGTTTCAATGGTGGCTATCAGCGCGCCCGACGCGTTGGTGTAACGGATGGTCAGGTCGTCTGAAGCACCAACCGCATCATAACCCGCCGATCCGTAGTCCATGAATGCGACGACACTCTCGACGACGTTGGCATAGCCCGACGCAGGAGCCGGCACCAACTCGTAAGGAGTGGCATTCAGAGTACGTACACTGGCCGCAGGAATGGTCACCGTCGCTGTTTGCAGATCAGTGGCGCTGGCGCTATAGACATAGCCAGCCGCCGCCATAGGCCGCAGAGCAATCGACATCACAGAACCGACCGAACCACCACTCACCGCCTCGCCCAGGATGACGCCACCCGCCGAGTCTACGGCACGGCCAGAAGCATCAGATTGCACCAGCGAGCCGATAGCCACCGTACCACCCGCCAGAACCTTGGTGATCCCACCAATGGCCACCAGAGCTTCCTGGTCAATGGCAGAAGGATCGTTGAGCAGCACACCAAACGCAGATTCGCCCGCGCCACACGCGCTAACGCGCCCGGTGCTGGCCTGCTTGACAAACTTGTACTGCGAGGCCGACAGGTCGCCAGACGACTTGCGGGTATAGGTCATCAAAGAAGCATCAGTAGCCATGATGGAGTCTCACACAACAGAAACATAAAGGGATGGATTGGCTTCCAGCGCACGCGCCATTGCCTGCTCCTGGGTCATCGTCGGATGCGCGAGTCGTAATTCAACGATGGCGCGATCCAGTGGATTCGTCGGTGTTGGCATTCCAGAGGTGGCCTGCTCCACAGTTAAACTGGCATCCAAGGCGGGAGCCTCCGGTTCAGACTTCGCAAGCGCAAAGGTTGCCTGAATATCCTGCTGCAACAAGGCGAAGGTTTGATCATCCAGCGCCAGATAAGGAGCGGAAGCCTCGTCGGTCATCTCACGATTCATGATAGAAAACAGAGCGCGCACTTGGGCATCTCGCTTGATCAAAGCGATGGCCTTCAGTTCGGCCTTCAAGGCATCCCGTTCTGCGATCATCGCACTCAGTTGCTCTTGAGCCTTGTCCCGTTCTTCCTGCACTTGCGCGACCGTGGAGAATAAGAGATCACGTTCTACTTTCATTGCAGTCAGTTGAAAATCCAGCGATGGAGTGCTCTCCACCTTCTGTTCCTGAGTGACTACCGCAGTAGTCTCCACCGATTCGTTCATCGAATCCTCCATCGAAAAGGCGATTGCCGTGGTGTTTGGATCAGCCCCGGCAGGGACAAAGGATACCTCACGAATCGAGGCATCCGAGATCATCAGATCAATGGTCATCTCGCGGCCATTGAGTTGAACAGGTCTGGTGCGATCCACCAGTTGCTTCTTGCCCTGTACCCGAACCGAGAACTCCCATGGAGCGCCTTGTTTGAACTCGGAGGCGACCGCATTACCCGATTCGGTGTCCATGAATTCACCATCCACCTGAAGCACATCGCCCGCATTGGATAAGGTAAACGTGCCGGCGCGCTGATTCGGATCGTGATTGACCAGCGCAAAGAGGCGTTTGGTGGGAACCTTCAGGGTGCTAAGATCAATGGCAACCTGACCGAATGAGCCATAATCAGGGATGGCTCCACCCGAATAGGCAATGCCACTAAACCGCCTGGGTAGTCCATTCTCATTCTCATCCTCATCAACGGCATCAGTCGTCGCACTACAGAGCAGAGTAATATCCATCAGACTAGACCTGCATCAAAAGATAAGACCTGTTGTAGAACAGTATTTTGCGAAAATCAATGATAATTAACAAATTGATCAGGGTCGTGTCGGCGATGTGCGTTCTGGAACGGGCGGCAGCATGAATAGGCGCGGATTCAAATAGATATTGAAAATCAAGTTGATTCATGGTATAATCAATAAGTATTATCACAAGGAACTTTATGATGAAAGAGAAAATCAGTACAGTTACACTGAATATGTCGGATGAGCTTAAAGAAAAGGCATTGCAAAGAGCCAAGATGGAGTCGAGAAGTCTAAGCAATTACATCCGATGTCTGATTAAAAGTGACATCGAGAGGATGGCCACTGTCCAAGTTCATTTTGCTGATATGACCAAAGTGGACTATGACGATTAAGCCCATCATTCGTACTTACAACATGCCTTCCGATCCAGTGATCGGTCGAAGGCGGATGGATTGGGCCTTCAATTTGCAGCGTGAACTCGAATCGCTGGATGCACTCGTATCGCTCGATTTGCAAGGTGATCCATATCAGCACGTTCTGTCTGTACTGAACGGATTCAAGTCATCAGAAATTGATGGCATCCTGCATGTCGAGGATGATGCCATTCTCTGTCATGATTTTATCGACAGGATGCAAGTTGAAGTGGAACAACATCCAGGTTCCATCGTGCAGTTCTATTCACGATTCGAGGATGATCCTTCAAAACAATCTGGGTGGCGTCCACCCAAGAAGTTTGTCGGCGGCGTCTGTTTCTATATGCCGGCAGCGATGATTTCTTCCATCGCCGAGTACCTTGAGCATTGGCACTTGCGTGACACGAACCCAACGGCCTGGGACATTGCCATCCGTTACTGGATGATGTACCAGCGAATGCAGTATTGGCTTGTACTACCCAATCTGGCTGATCATCGCATCAGTCCAAGCACCATTGATCGTGATCGGCCAGAGGATCGTTCTTCCTACACCTTTAAAAGATGATCATAAGACATCCATGCTGTTATCCGTCTTGATCCCCACCTTGCCAGAACGCAGCCTATTGCTTGCTGAACTGTATCAAAGTCTGGCAAGACAACGCGACCGATTGATACAGAAAGACCATGTAGAAATTATCGTGTTGATGGATCAAGGCCAGCGTTCGATTGGACGTAAACGCAACGAGTTAAAGCATATCGCCAGTGGTGAATACATCGTCTTTGTGGATGATGATGATGCAGTTTCAGAAGATTATCTGGAAGTCATCCTTGAAGGAATACGATTGCATCATCCAGATGTACTGACCTTTCATTCCTTGGTGACCATCAATGGTGGCGATCCAAAAGAGTGTATCTATTCGAGTCGATTTACCAAGGATGATGATAAACCCGATCATTATGAGCGACTCCCGAATCACCTCTGTCCAGTGAGAGCCGTCATTGCACCAGACTTTGCTGATATCAATTTTGGTGAAGATGCACTCTATGCCATCACACTATTACCACGTCTGGCCAGCGATGCTCATATCGCCGAGGTGCTCTACTACTATCGTTATGTCAGTTCCACTTCACGTTCAACTATGAAGCACTAAAGATGCTTGACATTATTCTGATTAGCGAAGCCTTGACTCCAGAACTCAAGGAGATGACGCAACGCGCTATCGACTCTGTGCATCAGTCCACGACGCTCGAAAAAAGGGTCATTGTGGTTGAACGCACTCAACAAAACTATGCCAATGCCATCGTTTTGCATGATGATCTGCCGTTTAACTACAACCGCATTGTTAATTTCGCCATTCGACACGCATCAGCAAACGACATCATCATCGCCAATAACGATGTCAGATTTCTCTCTAAGTCTCCCGACATCCTGTGTAACACCAGAGCGTTGGTGGTCTCGCCTGTCGATCCAAACGGCCCGGTGAGCGTGAATGGCGTAGAGTTCGGAACACAGGTTGGACACCATTTCATGGGATGGTGCTTTCTCATTCGGCGTTCACTCTGGGCGTATCTTGGTGGATTTAATGAGGACTATCCATTCTGGTATGCCGACAATGTTGTGGTCGATCAACTGAAGGAGATTGGCGTCATTCCTGCGGTCAATGGCGAAGCCAAGGTACGCCACAAAGTCAGCGCAACACTACGGCATCTTCCATCAGAGCAACAGTATCAATACACAACTGTTGCCACTCATCACTACCGTCATAGGAACGCATCATGAAACTTGATCTTGCCCGAACTGAAATCGAACGCTGGATGGAAACCTATTGCCATAATGCCGCTGTGCATGAACAGGCAGGCCAGCAGGAGCAAAGTTCGCTCTGTTTGAAGATGGCCGTTCAACTCAATCAGGTCATGCGCCTTCTGAACGCACTCAACGATCTTGAACAAGAGGATGAATCAATCCTTCACTTCATTTGTGAGAACATGAAGGCGGACGCTATTGAACGACTAAAGTTACTGGACTGGCCCATGCTTGATACTGTCATCGAAGCGATGGAGACCAATCAAAAGTAGGTGATCAAGCACATCGCAGCGCACTCATTCCGAATGCGCTGCCATCATCGCCTCCCGTTCCTTTCTATTGGACGGGAGGATGTATTTTTGTCCACCAAAGCGATTGAGGAAATAGTTCTAAAAATGGCCATCATTATTTTTTGCTTGTTTAACTGATCCCATATTTTTCGTTGACGCATGGCATGAAGGTAGTTTTTCAGCAACTCAGCACGATTGATGCCTCGTGTATGGATGGAAAATTCTCCAATACGCTCGATATAAGACAGTTCATCGTCTGTTGACCAGGCTTGCTTGAATTGATCTTGACGCGCCCGCTCTACTGTAACGATCAGCGGAGCAAGTCCCAACATGGCTGCCCGTGCACTAATCAATCCCGGTCTGAGATTGAGTTTTGCACTTAACTCCTTGTTACCACCTCGTTTCCTGGACTGATAAACCCGTCGAATGAGCGCATCCTGTTCTGATGTCCAGATGATTTTATTTTGTTTACCCATCACATCTATTTTCATTTCCGCTCCACATAATCACAGGCCAGTGGCGTTTTTCCTGCATCCCGATAGCCATAAGAATACCGCTCCAGTTGTGCCACCCGTTCGCAAAGTTGCTGACCATCCGCCGCCGTGAAACGTGGCCATTTACCCACAAAGCGTTGCACCTGCGCCAGTTGCATCCAGGTATGCGCCAGCGACACGATCAGCAGAATGATGACCAGTACTTTCCACCAGCGGTTCATTTCGGATCACCTTTTCCATTATTTTGATCCTTCAGGTTGCGTTGACTTCGCGCTTCCCGCAGATCATGCACCAGTTCTTTGTTCTCAGCCCGGAGTTCCTTGTTCTCGCGCAACAGCGTTTCCGTAAACGATTCATGCTGCTGATCCTCTTTCAGTTCCTTGCGTAACTCCCTGATCCACTTCCACGCGCCCATGACCAGCACCAGCGCCAGCGCGCCCTTCTCGGGATTGCCAATGGCCCACTGTAAGAGGGTGATCCACTCGCTGGTCTCGCTGCTCATGGTCAACCACCTGTCCGACTTGTGCGAAGTACACTCCAGACCGACAGCAGCGCCAGGATAAAATGGGTAATCGCACCAATCGGCGGCGGGATATTGGAAATCTGGTTCAGGCTGAAAATCAGCATACAAAAGCACACGCTCATCCGCGCTAGTAGACGATACTCGAACCGAGGGCGTGTTGGCCAGAGCGTACTGACCGCTTGCAACAGACCCGCAATCAGACAAATCCAGCCATAGGTCTTCAGGTTCATACAGCCGGACAGTTGCCGGTAGATGATGTAAGAATAGGTGACTTCCAGGAACTCGAACGCAATGAGGATGTACGCCCCACGCAGAATCAGGATCGCGCTCAGCGCCAGATCGAACGATGACCACGGCGCGGAAATCATAATTTCGACGAGGCGACCACCCCATGAAGTGCGCCATGTGGTCTTGTCCAGTGGCTTATCGCACATCATACGAAATGGCCAGCGTCTTTTGAGCGTGCCAGACTTCCATCCCGCTCCAGGCATACCGCACGACTGCGCCAAACAGCAGAGCGATCAGCGCAAGCGCGCACAGGAACAGCACTACAGGCACTATGATCTCCATCAGCCAGCGCATAGTGTTTGCTCAACTTCGGTCATCATAGATCAAACACCTTGTTGAAGATCAGCGCATAAACCAGAGCGCCCAGGATGGCGATAGCCATTATCCAGACAAACCCAAGTCCCAACATGCCGATCCATTTCAGCACGATCAAAGTGATCAGCAGCATCAGCCAGCACAGCAGACCGGTAAGCAGTACAAGCTGGCCGAAACCAGGCATTACCACAGCAGACCGGCTAACCAGACTTCCACCAGTACGGGCACAAAATGCCTTTTGCGAAAGAACATGCGCGTTTCTCCTCAATTGGATGTAACAATGTATTCAGATCGTGAATCAACTTGGCGAACGCGGGCCATTCATCGGAACGCACCAGCAGATGACTCTGCCCGCCATCCCGTTCCAGCGCAATCCAGCCCTGTTCGCTGATGGTTGCGCGCAGCGCCAGCGGTTCACATCGACAAACTTGCGCGGTCATGGTATCAGGATGCGGATTAACAATCATTTCGGCACGTCAAGCGAAAAAGAAGGCGATGACGCCAATTATAAAGAGCAGTCCGACCAGCCAAACTTCCAGAGTCGTTGCGTCTGGGTGTGGGATAATCCTCATTTTGGCGCATCATTGGTGAAAATTCCGATCAATCCAGACAGTGCCATGCCCGCCGTAATCACGGATTCCGTGGCAGTATTGATTTCGCTGGTATGATCGCCATATCCTCGCAGTTGCAGGATCGTCGCAATGACGCTGGCGATGACCATCGCAATTCCACGTAGCGTTGAAGGTTGAGTCCAGTTAATTTTCATCATGCACCTCGTTTCTCGCAAATTTTACAACGTTGCTCGGTTTCGGCGTGCAACAATTCCATTGCATTGCCATAGCGCAAGACTGCCCGACACGCGGATTGCAACAATCCATTGCGCGGGTGATAGCGCCAGACATGACTGAGCCGTGCGCCGCCGACCGAACCCCAGCCTAAAGCGATCCAGTCGTCCGGCACCAAAGCCTTATTTTTGTTGTCGAGCGACTTCATAGGCCAGTGCTTTGAGATGCTTGTATCGCTGCACGCGATCTGCCAATCCATTCAATCCGCCGTTAATCCGACGGGTGATGGTTTGGAACTTCCCAGCGTCGGCCAACTCATTGAGCCCACGGGATTGCCACCACTGCGCGGAAAAGAAAGCGGCGCAAGCCGGTTGTTCCGCAAGTTCCGGCTGTTCCATCAGTGGAATATCTGGAAACCATTGCTGCATTTGCTCGTAGTTCGTGCGTCCGGTCAGTTGAATATAGCCCCGGCCCCGGAAGCGCGGGCCATCGCCCGGCTGCGTGTTGCCGAGGTCTTTGCGGCCTTCGTACCGCTGAAAATAGCGCGCACTTCCCAACTCCCGCAGCCATTGCCACCCGCCCGTTTCGTGCGCAAATTGCGCCAGCGCCGCACAAATTCGGTCTGGCGTATTGATCCAAAACCGCTCAAACGCGGGTTCC